TTTTAGCAGCTTTCTTTTGTGCAGCTAATTGTCCGTCAATTTGTTTTTGTAACTCATCTTTTACGACAGTTATTTGTGCAGACACTTCTTTGATTTGTGCTTCTGCGTTAGCTTGAAAACCTTTAAGGTTCTCAGCCATTTCATTGATTAAATTTTCCATTTTTACTTTTTAAATAGATTGTTAAATTGTTTAATTGCCTTTAATACTTCCTCATTACTCGCTTCTGCTATTGCTGGAGTCGGCTCAACTGCTTCTGCGGGTTGAGTGATTGTTTCTGCAACTTCTAAAGCTACTAACTCGGCTTGTATTTGTTTTATTTGAATCTCCATCAAAGCAAATGTGTCATCCGTAAATGTACCACCTCTAAATGCCTTGATTAAGTTTTCTAATCGCAAAGATAAAGTTTCTTTTGTGTTTTTATATTCACCTTTGAAACCTAATGTTGGTGTTTCTGGGTTTGCTCCCCATAGCACAGCTGAACCTTCGTACAACTTAAGTTCAGTGATTGTGCGAACTCCACTTTGACTATCATATTCTGACTTAATTGTACTAAACCCAATTGAGTGTTGATTAATTAATCCAGCTTCGTACAATTTTATTGCATCTTCGCCACACTCTGTTTCTACTAAATCAGTAACCGCTACAAGCATATCGCCTTCTATGTACAATTCCTTTGGCTTTCCCAAAGTATGTGCCATATCGGCTCTATGGTCAACTAAAGACCAAACCATATTTTTACCTAATGGTCCACGTTCAGCAATTGTCTTAGTAAATGCAGAAGCAATGATAATATCATTGTCTAAATCAAGATTGCCAATTCTTGACCAACAAGCCTTTACTGTTCTTGTTTCTGGTGCAATATCTATGATTGTACCATCTGCGCTTTTTAATGTGTAATTTTTAGTCATATAACAAAGTTATTAATTTTTTTTAATCTGCTAACAAATCTCTTATTAAATTAGAAATTTGCATCAAAGCCACGTTATTTATCAAATTCCATACTAACCCCATATCGCCCATAGGTGGATTGTCCTGTAACCTTTTTGGCTTACCATCTTCGCCTCTTACCGCTTCATAGCCTAACGTACAACGGCAATTGATAACATCCCCAGCACTTCCACTTGGGTCGCAAGGATGTAACATTTGCTCAAAACCGCCATTCTTAGTTTTAACATTAAATTTTTCATCGTAAGGTACTTTTATTCCGTCCATATGATAATGGTCAAACTGATCTCGTGGCACTCGCCTTGTTCGGTTATCCCTCGCTGCTATCCATTCCTTCATAGTTACAAGTCCAGTTGCAGCCGTGCCTACCATAGAACCAATGTTCGCTGCCCTACCTGTTTCTGTTCTTGCTATCATTTCGGCTCTGTAGTCCGTTATACCAGCCGTTCTTAATAGCTTGATTGTTTCTTGCATTGTCAAACCTTCCTCAACAGACTTGATTAAGTATTGTTGAATTTGGTTTTTTGTTGTTTGTGTTATTTCGGCAGCTATATTATCTAATCCTTTTAATTCAAGATAAGTCAACATAACATAAGTAAACAAGTCCGTTTGCTTACTCTTAAATTCCTCTGGTCCGTAATAACCTTTAACCGATTTAGAAACATTCTTCTCGGCAATTTGTGCCATCTTAACGCCCATTGCAATATGAACGTTTTGGATGGTCTTTTTTATCTTCTTATCGCTTATAGCGTTTAAATCTTGGGTATCGCAATAAGTATCCACTTGCCTTTGTAGTTCTTTCTTGAACTTTGGCGAATAGGTTTTTATTGCGTTTAAGTATAGTTTCCTATAATCTTGCCAAATCATTATTCAGGTATTGTTAATGGTTGGAACTCATCTGGACTTTGTAAACTTGATGGAATGTATAATTTTTCCATTTCAGTTTGGTCAACATAATCTGGAATCTCTAATCCCATAATATCCATCTTTTGCTTAGGTGCAATCCACCACGCTTTATCTAACCATTCTACTTGCTCTGCTTTATTAGCTTCTAATTCACCATAAACAGTTGGGTCAAAGTCAACATAAATATCAGTTCCACGATATCCCCAATCCGAATGTAGTTTACGATTCAAGTTATCTCTAATACCAACTAACAAAGGAATCGCACAACGAACTGTCAATGCTTTCTCTCCTTCTCTTTGGTTGTTATAAGTCTTGTTGTCAGCATCGTTTAATAGTTGAGAAGGTACTCCGTAAATATTACAAAGTGCTTTCATATCCCACTTCTCACTCTCAATGATATCTAATTCAACAGGACTCAATCCTATTTGTTTCCAATCTACTTTGTAACCACTAACCGCAATTGAATTAAAATTAGCAGAGCCACTTTTCTCGCTTACTGCTCTCTTAAGTGCTTGTGCTTGTTGTGTTCCACTAATAGGGTCAAAGCGTTCATCATTCATAAAAAGAACTCCAGCTGGACCACCATTCTGGAAAGACGCAACCGCCGCAGTCTTGGCTTCGTTTGAACGAGTCAAGTTTTTCGCAGCAGCCATCAAAGGAGATTGACCATATAGTTGATTCCCAGTTGTATTCCATTGTAAGTTTATGTATTTATCTTGTAATACTTCTTGCTTAGTAAAGTTCCAAAGTGGACCATAATTCAATTGGTATCCGCTAATCGTTGGAGGGAAGTTTTGAATGTCTGCTAACACGTACATATATTGCGAAGGAAGCACGTACAATTCATAAGGTTTGCCATCATTGTTTCCACCTTCAATCATCTTTGCGTAAACAAAAGAGTTTCCTGTAACTAATTTAAAAGTACACCAAGCCTCTACGAAATCGCCAAATGTATCTTCCTCATTAGGATATTTTAACAACTCGTTTAATCTTGCATCTTTTGTATATAATTCAAACGCTTTCTTATGTAGCTTTTCTACATCCTTCCAGTTCTCAATCTTATCTGGTTGGCTCATTAACGCTTTGTATTTCTTTGCAGAAGTTTCATCCACTACTTTGTAAACGTGGAATGGAGCAAGTTTTGCTTTATCCGCAATTAATTTTACGATTGAATAAACTATGTCGTTTGCTGAATAACCATCATTAACAAAGGATACATTTGAACCGCCTTGCCAAGTTATAATGCCCTGCTGAATAGCTACTTGTCCATTAAAAGGTATAGGTGGCAAAACTGTGGATAGTTTCTGTGGTTTCTTAAAGAAATCTAATAAAGCCATATATGTATATTTAAAACAAAATTAGCACTTTTATACATAACATAAGCAAAAGTTGTTTTTACCCCTCCTATTTATGTAATTACGAGCAGAGCCATAATTGATATTTAAACTCTCACAAGCAATCTTAAGTGAATCGTAGAATATCCCAGATGATAAATGAATTACTTGCTTTTGATTGTCTATTCTTGCTTTTTTATGTGCTTCATCTCTAAGACCGCTTTTAATAGCGTGGATTGCATTTTCTTGATTTGTAACCCATTCAAGATTAGAAACACTATTGTCGGCTTTAATTCCGTTTATATGGTTTACTTGTGGTTTATTGTCTGGGTTATCAATGTAATTCAAAGCTACAAGCCTATGTAAGCTAATACTTAATTTACCTTGCTCATTGTACAATGCAACTTTGCAATACCCTTTTTTGTCAATTGTTGGCTTTAATCTTCTGTTAGTTTTAATATTAAATAAATTGCCAAAATAATCAATACGATAGTTTTCATAACCATTTACTAATTTCATAAAATAAAAAAGGCTATCAAAATCAGCATAGTGAGATTACGCATCATTATCAAGCCTAAAAAGTTTATATATTGGGTATCTCACACCCATTGCAAATATAAGTTAAAACACAGAAATTTCAAATTTTAGCTTGGTTAAATGCGTAAACACGGCATACCTACAAGCATCCATCAAGTCATCGTTTGCCTTTACAGGTTCTTCTATTACGTTATCGTTTTTATCCTTTTTCCATTTGTAAGACATAAACTCCCTTCTTAGGTTTTTGCTATTATAGTGCAAGTTTATTGGATAAGATTTCATCTTTACAATTCCTGCCCATACATCCTTTTGCGCTGGTTTAATATTAAATCCTTGTCGGTAAAGTTCTTCAATAGATTTAGGCTCGGCAGCATCGGCATAAATTGTTGCACGTTCTGGTAGCTTCTCTTTAATCAATCTTGATAGGTCGCTAAGAGTAAGTCCACTTTGGTAAACTATTTCCTCAAAGTAGTTTTGTCCTTCATAATGCGTAACCTTAACTAAAGCAGCTGGGTGAACGTAACCAAAGTCCAATCCATAGAATACATCCCCATCTGGTGCTTCGTCATATTGTTTCCATTGAGTATATATAATTTCTTTTGCAGAGCCTCGTTCCCCTAATCCGTACACTTTCCACATAAAGTCATCTGGTAAGTCCTTGTATTGCTCAATGTTTCTTATTTGGCTTTCGCTTAAGTTACTTATGTTGTTTAGGTAAGTAGAATGAATGCGCTTGTTCTTTGGGTTATCAGCTACTTCATACACCCAAGAAATAAAGTCTGCTGGATTCCAGTCTAAAAATGATTGTCCAGTAGTACGAATTAAAAGCTGGTCAAACAAAGCCTTGCTAATAAGGTTTGCCTCGTTTACGAATAGTATATCCCTTGCTGGTCCTTTTGCTTTGTCAGGGTCTTCAAGTCCAAATAACTCAATATAAGAGCCGTTCTTAAACGTATAAATAAAATCCGTGTATCTAAAATCTTTTTCATCCCAAATATTCCATTGCTCTAATATGTTTTTGAAATCCCTATAAACACCACGCTTTATATGTGGTAGGGAATGAGATACGCACGAAATTCTTGTATTAGGCTTGGTTAAAGCAATGTGGATTAATAATTGAACAACCGAATAGCTTTTACTTGACCTTGACCCACCTTCATTGCATATTATAGGATAACCATCCTCGTATGCCTTTTTATTGGCATAAAAGACAGGTGTAGCCTTAATCTTTAATTGGTTGACAATCTGCATCTGGTTCTATTGTGATTTGCACATTACCCTTTATGTCGGCGGTTATGTCGGTTGTTTGTTTTGGTCTGCCCTCTAATCGGTCTAATAGTATTTCGTAAGCCTTTAAATCGCCCTTTCTTGCCTTTGCTATGATTTGCATATCTAATTGCTCCGCTATTGTAAACTCTTCATCTTCTCCTGTTACTGGGTTGCGTACCTTAGTAACTAACTCCAATAAACGCAAAAGCCTTGTCTTACTATTAGGAACACCTTTAGGTCTCCCATTTGGGTTTCCGCTTACACCTTTTGGGAATGCCTTTAAATTTTCTTCATTTGCCATACTTCGTTGATTTCTCGTTGTATTTGAGCGGTAGGGTGGTATTGCACCCCTTCTTTAGTCTGGAATGACTAACGCATTACTTTTATGCTTCTACCGCTTGTCTTGATGCCAAAGTTACTTTATTACCCTTATACATACCAGCTCCAAGTTCATCTATTTTTGAAAAAGGTAATATAGGTACTGTTATTTTGCAAGATTTATCTATTAAATAGATATATCTTAATTGGAATCCATTTAAAGGTACTGCTCCATTTTTTTTAGCATACCCAGCACTTATACCTAATTTTTTATAATTAGAATTATTTAATGTCTTATCTGCTATAATTTTGCCTTCCCATTCTAAGATGGTTTTATTTTCTTTTATACCAGTCAAGTTAAATCCACTTGCCCTGTATATAGTTCCATCTCCACATTGTGTACCATCGGAATAAGATAATATCCATTTTATCTGTGGTGCATTTTTCTTTAATAATTTTATTGTAATTGCAATACATCTGCTTTCGCTATATTTTGGCAAATATTCATCAAATGCCATTCTATTTAATTCAAGCATTTCATTCCATCCAGTATTTTCTACTAATGGCAAAACTTTTCTTTTATCCATACTTGTACCATAGCTTAATACTCCGTGCAATTTACCATCTAAAAAGCATCCAAAGTGTAAAGTGCTATTCGGCACTACCTTACCAGAATAATGGTTTAATTTAACAAACTCATTAGCAACCTTGCTTGGTATTACCTTGACTAAGATTTCTTTTGCTCTGCCCATTGCATTATTATTAAGTATAAAGCGTTACCATTTGAATTTTCGTTACCCATTGTTTCAACGTATTTGTATTCCTCTGTACTTTTAATTTCCTCAATAGCATTTTTAATTTGTATGCATTGTTCATCTGCTAAAGTAAATGTCATTTGCTGGAAAGGTGATTTGTCGCCATCTGGCAAAGTAAAACCTTCCCCCAAATCATCTACATTACTAAAGCCTATAATATCTAATCCCCACTCCTCTAATTCTTCGGTTTCCCAATTATTAGCAAGGTCGCTCCAATCCCACTCGCCATATCCTACGTTGTCTTTTACAATAAATTCTTTCTTTTGATCTTCAGTTAGTTCTTTAGCTTGTTTTACAGGAACATCTTTAAGTCCAGCTTCAATACAAGCCTTTAGCCTCATATTTCCACCTAATACGATATTGTTTTCATCTATTACAATTGGTCTAAGTTCAAGCATCTGTGGGAAGTCTTGGATTGACTTAACCAGCTTCTTAAACTTGTCATCCTTAATAATTCTTGGATTGTTAGGATTAGGTTTGATTTCGTTGATGTTCATTTATCGGTTTTTTGTTGGTGTTCGTATTGAAATAATACTATCTATTTTTTTCTCTAAATTGTCATATCCTACCCATTTGCCACACTTAGTACATTCAAATTGG